AATATGGGTGGTGCCGGAGGCAATGACGATGACGACATAGATGGTGGAGGAATGGCGGAAATGTTCAAAAACATGGCTCAAGGTTTAAATGCTCCAAAAGGAGCACGTTTAGATACAAATGCTATGAATCGTGCACAAGAAAGACTTACCGTGAAGGAACGTCTAATCGCGCGTGGAAAAGTAAGACAACAAGAGCAATTGGTAAAACAATTGGAACAGCAAGCCGCTGACGTTCAACGCCAAAAAGAGTATGAAGAATTTATGGCGAAAAATCCGAATATATTTGATACCAATGACCCAAATAGTTTAGTATATCGAATTGAAGGAGAAACACAAGAAAAATCTACAGCACGTCCTGATGGTGAAATGTCTGCGAGTAAAAAGAAACGTCTCAAGAAGAAGGCAAAAAAAGAAGCAAATCAGGCAGTTAATGAAAAGTAAGTTTTTGGGTACATAATAATACTGGTTGTATATATAGAAATGATTCAACTAACAAAATATATAAATATTCCCGTATTTATCATTAGTTTTGCGATAGGTTTATTTTTTGTCTATGCAACCGTCGGTGATATGCGGACTATTTATATTTATCCAAGTCCTGAGAATGCAGAATTAATGATTTATCGCGATAAAGCAAGTCAATGTTTCGCATTTGAACAAAAAGAAGTAACCTGTCCCGTAAATCCAATGGAAATAGCGAAAATACCAACACAAGGTTAAATTCATATCATTATAATAATGGTATGTCTATAATATCATCTGGATATATATACAATGCATTTTAAGCGATTATTAACAACTTATTTAGGAAAATTTTTCATATCGCTACTGTTAGGTTTAGGATTAGCAACCATTTTTAGAAAAGTGTGCAAAGATAAAAATTGCATAGATTTTAAAGGACCGATTTTAGGAGAAATTGATGGTAAAATCTACAAACACGGTGAGAAATGCTACGAATATACTTCTGCATCTGTTCCTTGTGATAAGGATAAGCAGATCGTGGATGTAGAATAATGCGCCAACTACACAATCTTTAGATGTTTAATATTGTATAGTTTATGTCTCATTCAACAACGCGTATATCGGAACTAGGTGAAACAAATTCGTCGTCATTCAATCGCCCACCTAGCAATCAGCATATAGCAAATGAGTTTTATGGAAACGTCGCTGCACAGCCCGACACAAACAAATCAGGTAGTTCTGAAAATGCAGAAAGTCAGAATTATAGACCATTGAACATTCATCCAAATCCGTATGGACATAATGAAATAACACCCGAAACTATGCCGATGCCCGAGGCGTCTCCTCAACGTGGTCAACATCCGAATACAGCACAAATGGTTCCCGAGCAGGCAGCTACTCCGGGTCAAGTCAATTATACACTTGAAGATATGCCTCGGCAAAAGTTGCCTTCTCGTGATATACCCATGAATTCAGTAGAATATCAACAGGACGAAGAGATTCAAGCGAATCATGTTCCCAAGGTAAAACTAACATCTGATTATATACGCGATTATGAGGCGGCAAACGAAGAAGCTAGAAAAGAACATCGTGAAAATAAATACAGAGAAGAAACTGCACATGGATTGATAAGTGACCTACAATTGCCGATACTCGTCGCATTATTGTATTTCATTTTCCAAATGCCTGTTATTAATACATTATTAAGAAAATATTTTTCATTTATGACTATTTATCATGAAGATGGAAACTTTAATTTTACGGGACTCCTATTAAAAAGTATTATGTTTGGGTCTATATTCTATACATTTCATGTTGTTTCTGTGAAAATAAGTAATTTATAATCTTTGGTATATATAAAATGCCCATATTTTATATATAAAATGAGTAAATCAGTGTTTATTTGTTGTGATGATAACTATGTTTCCAAATCTGTAATTGCTTTAGAACAATTTGTAAGCCATAATGCAAATTATGATAAAGCAATTATCGGAACAAGTTTTTCAGACGACAGTAAGGATTTGTGCAAAAAATATAATGTTAATCTGCATGAAATATATTTATATGATGATTTTATAAAATTAAACGAACGCCCGTATGGTTTACAATACCCGATTGAATGCTTTTATCATTTTTATGCATACAAAATCATGTCTTCTTATGAATATTTGGTCTTAATCGAACCTGATATATTTACCAATAAAGAACTAGACGTATGTTTTGAAGATGTTCATTATATAGGCGGTAGTTATCATAAAGGACGTAAAATATCTAGTTTTCCGGCAATTCAACGAGATTATAATCTCATACAATCGGAATTTGGGGAAGGAGAACTCGATAATCCGCGAATATTAGGGGGATTAAAAGTGTATAATGTAAAAAATTTACATATTATTAACTTTTATGAAACTATAGTTGACTATTATAAACGTTCATGGGATATAAATTGTCCTCGCTGCGGTGACGATTCGCTTATGGTTTTATATCAGATATACAATAATAAATATATAACATTATTTACTCCTGAAACACATGTGCTTAGTAATAGTGCTGTATATGACTTTAACAAACATACATTCGATACGATTTCCGTTATACATTTTGTTGGTAATTCAAAATGGTGGAAAGTCAAAGATATTACTAGTGTAAAACCAATAATTCGATATTGTTATGAAACCATGATAGAATTTATTTATAATAATTTTCCACTAGAATTTATCAAAAAGTATATACCAGAAATCTACCATGATTTGAGTAATGTAACGATACCATTTTATTATTGGGGAGGGTCGCCAAATTTTGGAGATTTAATCACACCCTATTTTTTAAACAGGTTTTGCGATGAAAAAGATTTTACGATTGACCCTACAGGTAAAAATACAAATATAATAAGCTGTGGTTCAATAATGCGATTGTGTAAACCGACATCACTTGTTTATGGTAGTGGGATTCGTGATATTGACCAAAATATTAATAAAGGAGAAATCATATCAGTAAGAGGACCGTTAACTCGTCAACGTTTACTAGATATTGGGTGTTATTGTCCTCCAGTTTATGGAGATCCGGGATTATTATTACCAGAATATTATCGCCCAACAATAACGAAAAAATATACACTAGGTATAATACCCCATGTTATACATTATGACGTCATCAAACAAATGTATGAACACTATGATGGGTTTGGTCACATATTAATAATAAATTTAAACACAACCGATGTTGAATCGGTTATTAATGATATAGTAAGTTGTGTAAAAATAGTATCGTCTTCTTTACATGGATTGATTGTAAGTGATGCTTATAATATACCAAATAAATGGGTTAAATTTAATGATGAAATAAATGGGGATGATACCAAATTTTACGATTATTTTCAATCAGTTGAGCGTAATGATAATCAATTTATTAATTGTTGTGAATACAAAGAATTACCGTCAAACATATTAGAATTAATTCCTCAAAATGACTGTAAATATAATATGAAAAAATTAAAGGAAAAAATGTTTTTTGATGAATCAGGAATTAAAAATTATACAAAATATAGGTATATTACTATGATGAACAAAGAACCAGAACCAGAACCAGAACCTGAACCAGAACCTGAACCAGAACCTGAACCTGAACCAGAACCAGAACCTGAACCTGAACCTGAACCTGAACCTGAACCTGAACCTGAACCTGAAAATAAATTGGATAGCGATGAGTATATTGTATATAATAAAAGTTGGTCAACAAAGAACAATATAATGATATCGATCGAAGAAACTTATCTAAAAAAGTCAATAATTCATAGTAAATATACAGACCAAGCGCAACTTATAAAAGTTCTTCCAGGTGAACAAATGCAATTTATACGAATTTTTGATAAAAATTATTCAGTAGTTTCATATATTACGTAATATTACTTAGGTATTTGTTGATAAGTCGTCGGTAAATAAGTTTGAACGGTCTTTAAACGGTATTGAACATTGAGGATATTTCGCGATAAGGTCGCATCCTTTCGCAAATTTTATAGTAACAATCGGGAATTGTGTAATATCACAGCATATATACGTAAGTTTATTCGCCTTTTCATGTGCAATATCCTTATCAAAACAGCGTTTTGCACCGATTTGATTTGAGGGCATAAATTTGAGACCTCCTTTCGTAAAACATTTCAGGTCATATAAATTACCTTGCGAATCTATATGGTCATGGTCTTTATTACCAGGAACCCATGTTAACTCTGGATATACCATGGGAATATATCTTTCCAATAATGTGGAAGCCCATCGACCGTCTTTAAAATGGTCAGTCAATATTTCAACTGGTAATGACCCGAACTGAATTGTCCCGGTCAGGTCGATTTTCATAATACGATTCATACTTGCGCGGTTCATATGTTATTGAAGCTCGAAATTTGGTGAAAATTTATATCAATTTTATATATATATATATGTCGAAATATATTTTATTTATACCAGCCGGAGGATTTAATGATTGTATATGTTGCTTATCTAGATTACGCGATTGGGCTCAAGAGAATAATCGAATCTTACTTTATGATACAAGACGTTCGTTATATCATATAAATTTTTACGACTATTTTGATATATCCGACCCAAATATAATATTCGATTCTGTTCGAATTGACGAAATATGTAGTAATACCGAATTAACTATAATACCTGGATATTTTCGGTCTAGTTTTCCATCATTTTTGAAAAAGGGTGGCACTGTCTATGATACATATGTAAATAAATTACCACCGGTCAACCCGGGCGAAGATATTACAGTTCATTGTTTCTCGGGGGGAGGTCCTGGATATGAAATGTTTAAAGAATTAATAATTAAGGACAATCTAAAAAACTATTGCAAAGATAAAATCAAGTTGTTACCTGAAAAATATCTATGTATTCAAGTTAGAGATACAGATCGTAAAAATAACTATAAAAAATTATATGAAGATAATCGTAAATATATTGATTCATATGATACTATATACATCGCAACCGACAATAAAGATGTCTACGACTTTTTTACACCTTTGAACATTTAAAACGCCGACTTGAAATTAAAAATTTTGCTATTATAATTTATATATATATATATAAAATGTTTATTTCACTTGGTCCGAGTTGTCATCCTGCTGGTAATTTGAAAATTTTAAATCTACGAAAACAATCACTACCTTTTGACTGGTTATTATGTAACGAATTTCGCGTATTTGAATATGTTAATAACTTAATTAATACAAATTTTTCTAACTTTACTACTAATCTAATCTATAATCATAGAGAAAAAGTTATTTCAAAGGATTATGAGTACGTTGAATTTTTTCATTATGACTTGATAAAAAATTTTACAATTGGAAGACCTGAAGATGATAATAAAAATCTTGTTGATGTTATGAATAAAAGAGGAAAAAGATTTATGGATATTATATCTAATGAAAATAATGAAGTTGTTTTTTTATGTATGCAATATCATACAACCTTAATAAAAGATGGGTTAATTAATAACCACAAATTATATCAAGATATGATAAATTTTGATACTAATTTAAATATTAAATGTAATTTTAAAGTTTTAGTCTATTTATATAATGATAATGAAGATTATAATTTAATTATACCAAATGAACTTGGTAATTTAAAACATTTTATATTTGATAAATATATAAGAAACCAAACTGTTTCTAGAGTATATGGAGACGTTAAAGACTTTAAACAATTACTTGAAAAAAATAAATTACTTAATTAAAAACATTTTTATATTATAATGCCTACACATAAAAGTAGTGATTATAAATTATCAGCAGTTAAATATTATTTATCCCATTCTAAAAATCAAGTAGAAATTTGTAAAATATGTAATTAAAAAGGATAATAATTTACTATATGCTGTCCCATATCAACATTATACAAATGCGATAGAGGGATATTTTAATGTATTGAAATCCCGATTACAAAAGAAAAAAGGATTAACATATAACGTATTAGTTAATAATGTAAAAGATGTATTAGATGAAATACCAATACATATTTATAAAAATCTAATAAAAGGAGCATATGATAGAAATGAAAAATATGTAAAACGACCATCAACAAGAAAACGAAAACCTAAAAAATATTTAGATTAGGTCGGCGTTTTAAATGTTCAAAGGTGTAAAACGGTACATAAAAACGCCTTAAATTATTGCGTATTTCCCGAAAGTCTAACAAAAAGAAGTTTGCACGCTACGCCACAAAATCCTGATGTTAAAATTAAATCTATGATGTGTGATCTTTACATAGCGGCAATGAGTAACCATATCATATCTACATCACATGGAGGATTTATAATGTTGTTACATGCATGTTTTGAAAATAAACAACATGTTACCGAAATGTTTGATTAAATGCGTGAATAACCTCCGGTTTTGAGATGGATCTTGGACCAACCGTATTGTTCATCTCATATTGCAAATTTCGAACTCGTTCTACATTATCATTCAAGTTGCTATCGTTTGTAAATCGGATAAAGTAATGTGATTGGGGACTTTTATTATCAGTTTCAGTATCGACAACCCCCGCATTTACCCCCACGCGTCTGAACGATATATCATGTGGGTCATTTTTAGTGACGAATTGAAAACCAATGGGTTTTTCAACGGTCGGTTTTTCACGCAATTCATCACATTTTTTCCATATTTGGAAAACACACGGAACATTTACATCGTTTCCGTCTACACTAAATGAATTTTCAGGTAATTCATGTTCAAATACTAAATGGAATTCGCGAGGTATTTTGTTACGCATGCTATCTTTTTTGAAACTGTTGGGTAAAATGAATGATATCGTGTTTGCGAATGAACATGCATTTTTTATAAACCGAATTGCTAAGGTGGACTGTCTTCCAAATGGAGGGTTTCCAACAACATGTATTTTTGTGTTTGGGTCAAACCCATTTATATTTGAAGTCGAATATTCCAAGAAATCTTGTTTTATAATGTCCGCGTGTTCGGGTTCAATATCATAAAATAGGCAGTTCGAGGATAATTCACGCAAGTCATTTATAAAGGAGCCGTTTCCTGCACTCGGTTCAATAATTACATCTGTATTTTCAATGTTGATATTTTCACTGAACCAACGAATACACTGTGATGCTATATTCAAGTTTGTATAAAATTTATCAATTGTATCACGTTTTAATCCGGTTCGGTTCATGTTGTATGTTTATTATATGATAAAAGGTTTATATCAATTTTATCATAGTGGTCTAAAACAGTGCTGTAATTCCAAAGGGTTTTAACATATCCGACTTTTTTTCGGTTGTAGTCTTCTTGGACTTCTTCTTTGTTTGTTTCGACCTTTTCGGTTTCGAATCGTTTGTTTTTCCTTTTCCCTTGTCTGCAGGAGAATATTTCAGAAAGAACTTTTCATATTCTTCACTGTCCTTTTTCCCGCGTAATTCTTCGAATTTTGAGGTTTTTTTAGCACGGATACTTTCCATGGTTTCTTGGACACCAATGCATTTAGGTGTGAATCGTTTCATAACACCTTTCTGCGCCAACTTGTTTGTCTGTTGTAACTCAAATAGAAATTTCGCCATGCACAATATACGGTCTTTGTAATAATAAATAGCATCCGCATATAAAAAAGCCAGGTAAAAGCTCATTATTGTATCAATTGTGGCCACATTAATTTCCGAATCTTGGATTTGAATGGTATTATAATTATGACAAGCCATTGGTTTATAGATAAATGCTAATAGTTCATTCTTATAACGCAATTCAATATGTTCGGGGACTATTTCGCCAATCGCTTCATGATGTATTTGTTTAATTTGTTTAAAATTCGCATCGAGTAAACGTTCTTCTACAACCAGAGCTGTTTTTTCAATATCTTCCGATAATACATCGAAATCCGGGATTTTTTTGATAAATTGTTGCTCTTTCTTGGGCATCTGGCGCGAATAAAGACTGGCTGCATATCCCCCGAAGAACACAACACCTAAATCGATAAATGTGTCTCTAACAATGGTATATAATTGTTCAGCTTCAGACCCATTCTCGTCCATCTTACGTTGAAATTCTATCGCAGAACAATCATAATCTGATTTCATTGGGCGATGTTTGTTTAATAAATTCAACCGTTTCATTACCTTTTCCCAGCGACTCGTATCCCCCGCAGGTCTAGATAGTTCCAAATACATACTCATGCGTAAAAAATCAGCCGGAACATATTTTATACCTGCTACAGATATAGAATCCTTGGTTAATGCATCAAATAATTCCTTATGTATGCTAGTTATATCAGCCATGGGAATAAAATTAACGAATACTTTGTATGTTCCACTATGAACACCCGATTTTGCTTCTACGTCTAAATAACCAGCCGCATAAAAAATATCGGTTAATTCTTTGGCGTCGTTCAATGCATTTGGTGAGAAAAAATCATAATCAGGTATTTCGTATTCGCGATTGTAAAATTGAGCTTGTTTTGGAATAATATTATTGATAGCCGTTCCACCATAACATAACAATTTTTTCTTCATTAGAAATTCCTCTACAATTTTAATCATTCCTTTTATTTCATCACTACTCGCTACTTTTTGTCCCATAATTTTCTCATTTTGGTCAACCGCATGACGTAAAACAGCCAATTCACATTCTTGGAAACTCATGTTGTCTGAACATTCGTTAGGCATATATCTTTTTTTCTTGGTTCCGTGTTTTTTGTTTGGCATAATACAAAAGTATCTGATATATTATACAAGGATAATGTGTTTACAAAAACATATTATCTAAAATCATCCATTTTATCGATATTTTATTGATTTAACAATTGACTATAACTCGTTGCCGTTTTCAGAGGCACAAAAGCACTTTTATATTCTTTAAAAAATTCTTCGTATGATTTTAAATTCGCATCGTTTGTATAAAATGCTTGGGCAATAATTTGAGCGCCATAGTTTTCAATTAAATAAAACGTATCCGCATTTGTAGTATTGTTAAAAAAACCAAGACTTGGAAACACTATACGCAATAAATATACGTTAGGGTCGGGAGGATTGATTGGTTGGAATGATAAACTATGTTCGTCATATAAGCGAATGCTTTGACTGTTACTGTTCATATTCACATAATTCGTTAAACTAGCACAATTCGTGCTATCTGGACCACATGTCGCATAATTTTCATATCCAGGAGATGAGGCTTGGTCAACAATAACAACAATCTTACCAGATAATTGAGGTAGTTGAGTATCTAAAGTCACTGGAACCGCTGCGCCATTTTGACTATATAACTTATTCCCAAGAGTACCCCCAATAATTTGTGCGATTTTCGAATAAGCCGTAGGTAGTAGTGTTTTGATACGTAATTGGATAAATAGAGGATCTTTTTCATTGGGAGAAGTATCTGAGAACGCATTCGACATTATTGTTGATAATGCCCCTGCTAAAGAAACCGCGGGGGCATCTGATGTAAAGGTATCCGCTGAATATTTATTATCGGAATAAGCTACAATCGGAATATTATCCTTAATATAGATTTCAAAGTCCAAGAAGCGACATCCACAAGATAATACGTATTTAATCATATTTAAGTTCATATACCCACCTGTATATGCACTATTAGACGACGATTTTATACAGTAATTACGTATAGCATTATCGACAGATGGATCAAATTGGTGGTTTGATAAACCAGAACTTGAAGTAGTTCCTTCAACACTACTTAACTGAGCAATTTGTTTCGCATTTGGAGTGTCTACAAACGCAGGAGGGGTATTTCCGGGTTTACTACCATTCATTTTTATAACCATGTTGTAAATAATATAGACAGCAATAGCAGTAAAACCTAATATTAAAACATAATCAATTAATCCATTCATAGTTTTTGTATATAAATGATAGATAAAGTAATTATAGAAACAAAAATATAGACACTTACTATATATTCATTTAATATGGCTGGTGGATTATTAAATATAATTTCTGTCGGAAAAGCAAACATTATTTTAACTGGAAATCCTACAAAAACATTTTTTAAGGTAGCTTATTCTAAATATACTAATTTCGGATTACAAAAGTTTCGGTTGGATTTCGATGGTTTACGCGAACTCCGTTTAACAGAATCTTCTAAATACACATTTAAAATGAAAAGATATGCCGATTTATTAATGGATACATGTCTTGTTATTAATTTACCCGATATATGGAGTCCAATTTGGGAACCGAATAATTTGAATGATTATAAGTGGTCTCCGTATGATTTTAAATGGATTGAAAACCTAGGGACACAAATAATCCAAGAAATCGAAATTACATGTGGCTCAAGCACTCTGCAAAAATATTCCGGGCAATACTTAGATGCGATGATAAAACGGGACTTTAGTAAAGAAAAATTAGAATTATTTAATGCAATGAGTGGTAACATTCCTGCATTAAACGACCCTGCGAATGACCCTGCTAGAGTTTCTACTTTTCCATACCAAACAAACGCATATCCGTCCGCAAAATATACCACAAATTCGAGTGGCGCTGAACCATCAATTCGTGGAAGAAGCCTGTATATACCATTAAATACTTGGTTTTCAATGGATAGCAAGTGCGCATTTCCATTAGTTGCACTTCAATACCAAGAACTTATTATTAATGTAACATTACGTCCCATGCAAGACCTATTTCAGGTTCGTGATGTATTCAATGCCCCTGATTTTCCATATATTAAAATTAGACCAGGAGAAGACCAATTCCAATTGTATCGTTTTTTACAAACACCACCATCTAACGATTTATCAATGTATAACTATGCAAATAAAACAAATACTTGGAACGCAGATGTTCATTTACTATCAACATATTGTTTTTTATCAGAAGAAGAACAAAAAAAGTTTGCTGCCGAAGACCAAGTTTATTTAGTCAAAGAGATTATTGAATACGATTATCTTAATGTAGTAGGGTCGAATCGTGTGAAATTACAATCATCGTCGGGTATGGTCGCAGACTGGATGTGGTATTTCCAGAGAAACGACGCCTTTCTTCGCAATGAATGGTCAAATTATACAAATTGGCCATATAAAACAATTCCATCGAATATTGTATTAGATGCTTCCAGTAATTTGTATATTACTGGTGATTATAGCGGTGCAAATCAAAGAATGATTATGCAAACATTTGGTATTTTATTTGGTGGCGATTATCGTGAAATAGCCATGCCGAGTGGTGTATATAATTACGTTGAAAAATACAATCGCTCACAAGGTTTTGCTGAAGAAGGGTTATATTGTTACAATTTCTGCTTGAATACATCCCCGTATGTATATCAACCGTCGGGAGCAGTAAATACAAGTCGGTTTAAATCAATCGAATTTGATTTTACAACTTATTTACCACCGATTGATGTAAGTGGGTCTACCGTGAATGTTGAATGTGACGCAGACAGTGTTCCTATATCGGTTTCGTCAAAACCAGCATGGGCGTTGTATGTTTATAATTACAACCTACATGTGTTTGAAGAAAGATATAATGTATTATCTTTTATAGGTGGAAATTGCGGATTAATGTATGCGAGATAACGTGTTATCATCAATATTTAGTATGTATTTATCGTGTTAAATATCAAATTCTATTATATATAATTTATAATAGAATATGACCAAGTGGATTAAAAAATGGGATAAGGGTTCAAATGATACAGGAACCACCGAAAATTTTGACGTGAAGTCGATGAAGACAGAAATGAAGAATGCTTTGAAATATCGTAGTGAAAATCCCAAAAAAATTGACGAATTTGAAGATATTTATATGAGACCGCAACCGTCTAACATTGTGGAAGGACTTGAAAATCAAGAAGATGACGATGACGATGACGATGACGATGAATTGGGTGAACCCGATAACCCGTTTAATCTTATCACAAACACAAAAAAAGGGTTATCGAATATTAGTGATAATCTAAAAAAACCCATTACAAACCCAATGAATAGTTTAGAAAACGACCTTTCTAACACTTTCGACGGATTAAGTAATTTGGGAGACTTTGATATGGATTTTGGTGATTTGTTTTCGACTAATAATGAAATCGGCGGGATTTCGGGAACAGATTTTCTGAAAAAATTGAAAGATGGGACAAAAAACATTGAAGAAGTCGCTACTGAGGTATCAACGTCAATGTTGACCATTAGTCAAGTAATAACAAATATTTTTTTAAAAATAGGAGGGTATTTAAATGCTATTAAACTTAGTATTATGCTATTTATGTTACGGGTAAACCGATATGTTAAAACACTCATTACAAACATATCTAATGCACTTACACAAAATACTGCTACAAAGGCAGAAATCGATACATTTCAAGACCAAGTCCAAAAATTCATTTCTATTTTATTAACGTGGTTTTTTGTATATAATTGGTATTATATAGTGTTTTTCTTGGAAGATGTTGATGATATTCGATACACTTTTGAGGTAGATGAAATCAAAAACTCTAGTAAAGTATTATATGGTCTAATTGGTCCAGCATGCCATGTTCTAGAACGATTCGACTCTTTAATTATCGGCGTTGGAAACAAAATAAAAAAATGGAAAACGCCGAATGCGTTGATTATGGTAGGTATGTTTTTATTGTTTTATTCATTGGTTCAAATGAATTTCCAAACTTCATTATTGTATACCTTTTTTAATGCTATGCAGGGGAAATATGGTACATCGCTAATATCATTATCTACAATTGGGATAGTTGGCTATTATGCACTCCAATTTATGTTTGGTAAAGAGGCAGATGGTTATATGGAAATACAAAAGGCAGTTGTAGAAAGTAATGGATTTTTTATGATGTGTTTCTTCATAGTTATCATGATTGTATATTTTGCTGCATATATGATGTGGGTTGTCGCGGTTAATGTTCCCCTTGGCGTTTTACTTATTTCTACTTATTTAGTTGTGTATTCATTTATGGGTGTTTTCGTTCATGAAGGGTTTAATTGTTTTAACATTATTTCAAATATATCAGATTCGATTGATACGATTACACCCGATATTGGCGAAGAAGCCTGCAAACCTGAGTTCGAAATTTCACAAATACCAAAATATATATGGGATTGGTGTGTTAGAATGGTTAATTATGCATCAATTAATATGTTTGAAATCTTAATTCTATTAACATTGTTGGGTGGAATTGGAGTATATGGTAAAGATTGGAGTACAGCTAGTGCAGGGAAAGTCGGTATATCATCATCACCTACAACAAATGTTCAACAAGCATTCAAATATTTGTTTACTTGGCTTATATTAATTAATATATTACTCATCGTCATACTTTGTATGTACCTGTATAGAAAAATGAAAACCATTTGGGATTTACAAACGGGAACAAGTGGCGTAACAGATAAATTCCAAACTGGCCAAACAATGCGGTCTAGAATGGCCGGTTTAAATAACCCAGATTTCGATGGTCAGGTTATGAGAGATGTAAATGTTGATGAACGACGAAATGATAATGTAGTTTCTAGACGTAATTATGGTTCTACTGCAGATGGTGCTGGTTCTTCTGGTGCTGATTCTTCTGGTGCTGGTTCTTCGGGTGCTGATTCTTCTGGTGCTGGTTCTGCTACTACTACTCCTGGTTCTGGTCCTCCGAACGGTTCTGCTACTACTACTACTCCTGGTTCTGCTACTACTGCTAGAACGGAACAATCCGTAGACGTGAAAGTAAGGAGGGCCGGAACAGGACCGGACATAAGCCGTTCGGCTTTGAGTACAGCAGGCGCCGTTGGGACTTTTGGTGCAGCAGGTTTATGGTAGCCCCAGACCATAACAATAAACGATTAAAAACAACATAAATAATATGATGTAAAAATATCATATTATGGAAGAGGATTTACCGTTCGTATCGATATGTACCCCCACGTTTAATCGTAGACCTTTTATCGAATCCATGTTCCAATGTTTTCGAAATCAAACGTATCCCCTTTCACGTATGGAATGGATTATTGTCGACGATGGGACAGATAAAATACAAGATTTGGTAGAACAATCTGGTATTTCCCAAATAAAATACTTCCCTCTCGACCAAAAAATGAAATTAGGTGAAAAACGCAATTTCATGCACTCCAAAACAACCGGTACTATCTTGGTGTATATGGACGATGATGATTATTACCCACCCGAACGAGTGGACCATGCGGTCGATATGCTACGGATTCATAAAACAGCTATGATAGCAGGTTCAAGTGAAATATATATATATTTCAAGCATATCCAAAAAATGTATCAATGTGGACCCTATGGAACAGACCATGCAACCGCGGGAACATTTGCTTTCAGACGTCAATTATTGAATGAAACACAATATGACGAAAATGCGTGCCTCGCCGAAGAAAAACTGTTTTTGAAGAATTTCACAGTTCCGATGGTTCAACTTGACCCACTCAAAACCATACTCGTATTTTCACATATTCACAACACATTTGATAAACGTAATATGTTAGAAAATATGCACCCACAATATTTTTCCGAGTCTACAAAAACCGTAGATGATTTTATACGACAGACAAGTGAAAATAATACTCGTCAATTTTTCATGAATGATATCGACGATAAATTAAAAGATTATCAACCAGGCGAACCCGTTATGAAGCCCGATGTATTGGAACAAATTGCGGAAATCAACGAACACCGAAGCCAAATTATGGCTTCGCAACCTGCACCCCAAATTATGATTGATATATCAGGTGAAGAACGGCGACCCATGACGCCTCATGAAATTGTGAAGGCACTTAGTCAACAACAAGAACATATAAAACTTTTAACATCTAGGGTTCGCGAATTAGAAAACCTATTAGCGAATCAAAATGAACTAGACCAAAATACACTAACTGGCCATACGTAATTATTTAGTTAAATCATATTCTGTTTCACGCAACCATATATTTGCTATGTATTTATTACCCGATAATACAGGTGTTCCTGCGTGTAATGAAAGTGGGTGACATAAATTACCATTTTTCTCAAGTGAATAAAAAAATAGACCCGCGTTCTGTTGAGGCTTGTATTTTATTCCTAATTTGGGAAAATCAGTTTCCCCTCCTTCACATTCGTCGTTTAAATACATTAACATTGTGATTACGCGTTGTCCACCATTTTTTTCAAATTCTACACATTCGGGTCGGTCATCGCACGATGCATCATAATGAGGATTATAATAACCATTCGGCTCATATTTAACAACCTGCATTTTCTCGGCATTTTTGAAAGGTAGATTCGCCAAATTGCAAACGCGACCGATTATTTTTGAAACCACGGGGTCGTCGCGATTTAACCAAGCAGTTTGACTTTTTCGAACATTCTCCATTGTTCCACTAACCAATACACTTTCTGCAAACTTTGGCGTAGCCATTTCCATAATATAACGGTTTTCTTGTGGTGTGATAAAATCTGGGTATAAAACCGGTTTTATATAATCAGCATCAATTTTTGAATACCCACGCCCTTTAAATGGAGTAAATATTTTTCTCACATAACGATACATTTGATAAAATACAAATACAAGAATCAATATAATGATGATTTGTATAATCCATGTAAATATTTCTGAAATTAGCATACTATATTTATATATACTGTAAATATAGTTTTTTCCATTCTAAATCGCATCTTGTCCTGTAAATATTCGCATTAATCGTTCAATAATTACAAACGATATTACGGAATGGGGAATACTTTTACATAAACTTGCGGTAGTTCCCTTATAAAAGCCCGCTATGCCGTTTTGTTGGTAAGTCGTTTTAATAATTTCAGACACATTTTTTGTATTCCCAGGATTTTGCACTTGAGATTTTATATAATCAACCGGATTACTTGCGAATATACCCAACGATGTACCACATATAGCGGACATAAAATGTAATGTGCTTGTTCCTTCCAAGCTGGGATATAAATCTTGGATATGTGTTTTGCTCTCTGAGTATACCGATAAACGTATACCATTAAATAAGGTAGACCGAGCAGTAGCCACATCTCCACCTTTGATAAAACCATGTAATCCATTTGTATGGTATATATTTTTAGCATGTTCAAATAGACCTGCTTTGGGTATAGTTGGATTAATTGACCGAACTAACACAACTTCACTGGGAGTTCCCATAAATCCGCCAATTGCACCCGATATTGACCCAAAACTCGTTTTATACAATAATGGAGGCTCCACATTGTATTTCTCTTTGTATTGCCTGGTTAATTCTGAATAAGTAGTGATATTCGGAACAGAATAAGTCAGTTGTCGCAATAATCCAGCATAAATACCCTTATACAAGTAATTGAATGTATATTGGGGTTTAACATTTGTTTGTTGAGATATTCGAATTACATCGAAACCATGTACCATTGTTGTTGCTGTAAACGCTCCTATCATATTACACATAACCCGTGTTATTTGACTGCATTTATCATCATTTGCTATATGTATAATAGGAGGTTTATATATTATTCGTTTGTCGTCAGACTCCATATAGTATAACATTATTATACTATATACAAAATATATGACCATACCGGTAAGGTAAATAATTAATCCAATATAGTTGTTTTAAATAACATACCAGTTACAAGATAAGGGTCGCAATTAGAACCGGGACGTCTATCTTCAAAATACCCTTTTTTATCATCGATTGCTTCATTGCCCACTCTTACTGATGACCCGCGGTTACCGATTCCAACTGAAAATTCATCATAAGGAGACGTCTCATGTGCACCACTCAGACGTTGGTCATTGTCTTTACCATAAATTTCCATATGCTCCATATGTTTTTTCGAAAGTTTTTCAACTGCTTCATAAATATGGTCCAAACCAGTCTTATCGTCGGTTCCCTCGCGCATTTTTTTCGTGCTGTAATTAGCATGACAACCGGAACCATTCCAGTCTCCAGCCAAAGGTTTGGGTTCAATGTTAATAACAACACCGTATTTCTCGGATAAACGTTCCATCAAATAACGAGCCATCCACAAATGGTCTCCTTGTTCGATACCAACACAGGGTCCAATTTGATATTCCCATTGTCCCGCTGCAACCTCGGCATTAACACCGCTAATTTTAATACCGGCATCAACACACGCGCGTAAATGGTCTTCCACTAAGTCACGTCCAAAAGAATTTGCGGAACCAGCACTGCAATAAAATTGTCCCTGTTTCTTGTCCTCACTATAACCCAGAGGTTGGTTTGTGATGGAATTCATCATAAAATATTCCTGCTCTAAACCGAACCATGGTTCCTCTTCTAAAGCTTTGTCGAAAATTTCTTTTGCCCAACGGCGATTGTTATTCAAAGCAGGTTCTCCAGAGGGTAATTCAGTCTCACACATAACCATTTTGTGTGGGGCACCACGAATAGGGTCATTAAATAGAGCACCTGGTATCAATATAATTTCAGAAGCATGTCCTTCTGCTTGTCCAGTGGAACTACCGTCATAATTCCATTTTGATAAATCATCGACGGTCTTCACATCCTTATGCATAACACGCGTTTTACTGCGTAATTCATTTGAACCGCCAATCCATACATATTCAACTAGAGTTGTTATGGGTTTAATTGAGATTTTTTCAAGTGCCTCTGTAACCTTTTGAAACATTATTATAAATTATTTTGATATAATAATATTTTCAGATAATTTATTCTTCAATACATTCGTCCGTAATAATTGCAGAATCGCGTTTTGAGGTCTTATCTAAGAATCTATATATACGTCTTACGTCCAATTTTGATATATTATATCCGTCAAACATGTTTACAATGTGTTCACAATTGCTTGGGACTGATAGTATATCAGACGTATCGGTAATTAAATATTGTGTTCGAAAATCGTGGAAAAAAGTAATCATATCCTTTTTATCCATATTCAGTTCCAAGCACAAGTTTGTTAAAAAGGTTTGGTTATTAAATTCTGTCGAATATTTGGTCAACACTTTGGTAAATCGAATATCATCATGTTTAAATACTTGAGACTGTTTTCCAATCATTTCATGGTATAATTTATTATTGAAAAACGTCTTAATCAAAGAGCTCATTTCGTTGAAAAGCCAAATCTGGTTCTGGAAAGTAATACGATCAATATAATCTGCAAAACACATATTATCCAATATTTTCACATAAAATGATAATTGTTTTGATTGAGGTAACAGTCGAATTGCATCCGCCAAATTCTCATGCCATAATAACGCGATTACTGTCCGGTCAGTATCGTTCATACGTGTATTATGGTCTTTAAATGGAATATATTCGTTTAAAAGTGTGGCGGTTAATCGTTTAGAATCTTCATTGTAGGATTTGACCTGGAAGATATTTTCCAAGATGTCGTGATTTATTAGATGGGATTTATTTTTATACAAATTTACAACAAAATCTAGTTTTCGGATATCACCTTGGATATAATTCACTAACATATCATTATATGGTTGTAATTTTTGACGACTAATATTTTGTTGTAACAATAGCTCTATTTGATTCTTAGAAGGAGCTTTTAATTCAAATGTATGACATACTTTCATGAGCTCTCTGATTTTTTTATCCATATTATAATTTCCAATGCATATAATTGGATTTAATGTTACATTTTCTAGACGTTGTTTTTGCGTTTTTTTCTGACGAATTAATTTAATTAATGCGTTTATACCTCCTTTGTCGCCATTATTCATACCGTCAATTTCGTCCATCACGATGGCTATTCTTTTTACCTTTTTTTTCATCATATCTAATACATTTCGATTGGATATATTATTACTTGTGATTGTATCGACCAGAGCTTTATTACGAATATCGCCGGCGTCATAAGTGATAACATCATAACCAATATTTTTTAACAAATTTACTACAAAATGAGTTTTACCTGCTCCAGGGGGGCCATATATATACAAACCCTTTTTGAAAGAATTATCGAAACATTTGTCTTCAAATGAGTTCAACATTTCAGTTATTTCGGATTGAATTGTCGTTCTACCTAGAATGGTGGAATAATCTGATACAAATGATTTATTAGCGGAACTCATTTCTTGGACAATACTCATTATAAGATATTTATATTATAGTTTCTACTCTAATTATGTTTTTTAAAATATTTATTCAAACGAATAATAAATGTTATTATTATTATTTGTTTACTCTTTTATTTATGAAAATTGGGAAAAATCATTTGTAATGGGCATATAATTGCTACCGTCTCCACTGCACGATTGATAATTACTGTAAACAGGTTGTTGGTAACCATAAGAATATCCTTGTTGTTGCTGTTGAGGATATCCTTGTTGCTGTTGTTGAGGGTAGCCTTGTTGCTGAGGGTAGCCTTGTTGCTGAGGGTAGCCTTGTTGTTGTTGTTGTTGATACATTCGCCTCTGGTTCTCAGAAAGTTCCATTAATCCCGAACCTGCCCCGGTTACCAAATCCTTCGCACCAGAACCCGCATCGGTTACCAAATCCTTCGCACCAGAACCCGCATCGGTTACCAAATCTTTCGCACCAGAACCCGCATCGGTTACCAAATCTTTCAGACCAGAACCGGTATCTGATATACCTTTACCAATACCAGATGCTAATTCGCTTGCAAGGTCCGCCGCAGTGCCGACTGTTTTATTCACAATATTACCTGCTGTATCAACGGTCGTAGTAACCAAATTTCCGGCTGTATCGGCTGTTTTTGTAATGGTATTTCCTGCTGCATCAACAGTTTTTCCTAATACATCGCCAGTTTCTTTCAAACCCGTTTCGGCAACATCGCCAATACTATCAGCCGTTTGCCCCTGCCCATGTTCCCGGAGCTCCTGCAGCTTTATATAATTCATCGGGTGTATATTTCTTTCCATTACAATCTACAATTTCACCATTTGTATTAATCGATAAATTACACCCCGATGAAGCCGGACAAGCCGGACAAGCTGGACATACAGGAGGAATAACCTCTGTTTTTAACATATAACGTGGGTCATCACATTTTGTTGATGCCTGAGGGGAAGTAGACCCAGATTCAAATTTACTTAATATATTTAACAAACGGTCTTCAAAATCGCTATCGCCAGAACCAGAACCAGAACCAGAACCAGAACCAGAACTGGGGCTAGAACTCTTTACAAAAAATGTTGTAATATTTGTGTCCATTATATCGCCGTTAAAACCGACTGACGATATTTTATATATAGGGGCACTCGTATTTCGAGTAATTATATTTGTGAGAATTCTAGATTCACTTTCAACGGTTACCATCGACGTTATTACTAAAACATTCTTATTGGTAACCTGTTTTGATATACCTGTTTTATAATCGGTTGATATATCATAACTTGAACTCCCTGTTTGTGCACATATTCCAGATGTTTTGCTCCAAAACACTCCCGGAACCATTTTTAAAACCTGGGTTTCGTCACCTCTTAGAGTTATTTTTTCAAAAGTGTTCGAAGACGGTTTTGTATATGAACTAGATGATTCTGTATTCGCACTTAGCCCTGTATCGGCTGAAGACAATGTTACTGTATGCGAACCCTCATCGTCGTTTCTAAATATTGCTAAAATTTTGTCAACCTCATTCGTTTCTGTCGCAGGTTTAATGATGATAACCACAGTCGCAGTTTCCAAAGGCGAATAGAGTATATTTAAAGCATCCATTGCAGTTGACCATGGCGCTGGTGTATCACCGTTACTGGTAGACGCGGTTGGTGCACTATCTGCATCTGCGGTGGCGGTGACCTGAGAAACGGTTCCCTTACTATCTCTAGTGTACTGCGAATAACCTCCTGCAGTAGGAACAATAATGTTTTTTGTTACAGGGTCAAATAATATTTTGGTTGAACCGTCTGTCGATTCATAGATAGCGTCAATTGCAGTGGGTGAATATTTAGTGTATGTATCAGTTTGTGAAGAACTCCAGATAGCAGAGCTAGATGTATTTCCTTCAACTACCATGTTTGATTTATATCCAAATATCATCGCAACTACTAAAACCAATAATAATATGAGAAACAATACAAAAGGTGTTAATTTTATACTTCCCATGTTAAACTTTAATATACTGTATATATCGAAAATATTCGTCTGTGTGATTATACTAAATCTTCTTAATGTAAAATTGATATTAACTAATACAACAAACTGAATTTAACAACATGTCTTTATCACACTGTTATAATGAAAATAATACCTACGAAATTGGTGTAGATGAAGCTGGTCGCGGACCACTATTTGGTCGATTGTATGTAGCGAGTGCTGTTTTACCTAAAGGGGGTGATTTTCATCATGAATGGATGAAGGATTCTAAACGGTTCCATTCTAAAAAGAAAATTCGTGAGGTTTCTGATTATATTAAAGAAAATGCTATAGCTTGGTCTATTCAATATATTGAAGCTGATATAATTGACCAAATTAATATTCGTCAAGCTGTCCATCGTGGGATGCATAACGCCATTCGTGAAATATTTACACAGCACAAACTATCACCGTCCGAAACATTTCTATTAATAGATGGTAACGATTTTCGACCCTATACATTATTTAATGAGTCAACCGAAGAAATAATTACAGTTGCCCATGAAACAGTAGAAGGTGGGGATAACAAATTCACGTCAATTGCCGCTGCATCTATATTAGCTAAAGTTGCTCGTGATGAATATATACATGATTTATGTGAACAATTTCCGGAACTTGATGAAAAATATAATCTGAATAAAAATCAAGGTTACGGCACAAAACACCATCTTCAGGGTATTCTCGAGCACGGAATAACACAATGGCATCGTAAAACATATGGAAGATGCAAAGGGAGTGAATTGAATGTAATTACATAATCGGTATATAATACGAGTATTTAGTATGTTTTTTATATGTAACGTATATATAACAAACCAATATTCATGTCTTTCACACGATTTCATGATGATGAAGTTAGAATTAATCAACAATTAAAAGAGTTGACTTATCAGGGAAGATATCAATTGTCCGTTCCGGGTCCAGGTGCTTCTATGCCGTTTCAAGACGACACCCATTTACGTATGCAAAAGTGGGGGGCTAATTTGAGAACAAATTCTACCAATTTGGAAAGTGATTTAATCGGTTTAACACGTCCATTGCAACGAGACAATGTTGATACGAATAATTATAAAACGGAATCCGTAAATTCGTCGCAAGTTTCATATTCGAACCAAAATCCGTTTGTCGAAGAGAGTCGAGCCAGTCATCCCGCATGGATGTATCGCGACCTTGAACATCCACGCTGGGAAACTCCTATTATTAATCCTCAAGCAAACTTGGAAAAACCTTTTCACAACAACATTCAAACGCGCATTTTAGAAAAAGATTATTATCAACCATCTTCGACGATGCCCCAAAAAACACCTTCTAATGGTATGAATATAGAATACTATTTATCGAAACATTAACCATATAGGGCTACATCTTAAGTTTGAGAATATAAATGATAATATACCATTTATATTATAGTATGAATAACAAACCTATTTCAGCAATCGCAGTATTTTCAGGTGAAATTAATGGATATGTTAAATTTATCGAAGACGTAAATAAAAATGTTGTGAAAATTGATTTACATATAAATGGACTGAACCAAAATAGTTTACATGGGTTTCATGTTCATGAAGCAGGAGATTTAACTGATAAATGCACAAGTATGTGTTCTCATTTTAATCCATATAGTAAGACACATGGGTCTCCGGGTATGAAGGAACGACATGTTGGCGATTTAGGAAATATTAAGACAAATTCCAAAGGCGAAGCAAAATACCATTTTTTTGATGATGTTATAAAACTCAGAGGGATTAAATCAAATATAATTGGTAGAGGTTTGATTATTCATGCAGACCAAGATGATTGCGGAAAAGGTGGTAATACAGAGAGTTTAAAAACAGGTAATGCCGGAAAACGGATTGCTTGTGCAGTGATTGGATATTCTAAGGATAATTTCAAACATTAGTTTTGATTGATTATTCTTCCATATAATTTATATATCTTCATGTTTGTATTTACATGTAGATATCATTAACAATTTATTATGTGTATTGTATATAAATCATACATTATAATGGAATTAGCAATACCTTTAATCGCTATGGGCGGATTATATATAGCTTCTAAGCAACGAAATGATAATGATGAAAATGTATGCGATGATGAAAATGAAGAAGGTTTCGTTGGTTATAAAGATTTACCCAATACAAATTTAGCTAATGTAAACTTTCCGTCTGAATATCCCGTTAAATCGCCCGCACTAGACACTACTACGAAATTAGCGCACGACAATCGATATGATGGAACTGCCTATACTGATAAATATTTTGGATTAAATGACCCGAAGGATATTCATAATCCCGAACGTTGGTCAAAAAATAATTTTCAAACTGATGAAAAATCTACACAACATACCTCTCTATCGGGAGATATAGTCGATAATTCATATTTTTCCCATAATAATATGGTTCCCTTTTTCGGCGGTAAACAAACGCAGCGTGACTTTACATCGAATCAAAACGAAGGTCTAATGGATAATTATTTAGGAAAAGGTTCGCAACATGTTGATAAAAAGGAACAATCTCCTTTATTTGCACCAAATGATAATTATCAATTTGCATATGGAACACCAAATCAAAGTGATTTTATACAATCTAGAGTAAATCCTAGTTCAAAGATGTCGAATGTCTTACCATTTAAACAAGAAAAGGTTGGACCAGGCATTGGTTTAGGATACGATACAGAAGGTAGTGCCGGTTATAATTCAGGTATGATGAATCGTGAAGCATGGATGCCTAAAACTGTGGACGAATTGCGAACAAATAATCATCGAAAGGCAGCCGGATTAGCCCTATATGGACATGAGGGTCCTGCAAACAGTAATGTGAAAGAAATGGGCTCTATAGGTGCTATGGAAAAAAATCGAGTTGAACGCACATTTGAAACAGGTGCTGACCGATTACTCACCACAACTGGTGCTGCCGGTTCGGGCGCATCTCTTCGTTCGATTCAAAACGACCGTTACACAAATCGTCCCGAAACGACAGTTGACTATACGGGTGTCGCTGGTGCTCAAAATCAAGGTGTTTCCATGGATGGCGAATATAGGCCTTCTACACGTGTAGAATTAGGGCATGTTCCGATTTCCGTTGCCTCTGCAGTTGGAAAGGGAAACGCGACGGAGGCAGATTTCGGTGCGAAATCACAGGTATCTTATGTGAACAACCGTTCTGCAAACCAACAATCTGACTATTTCGGTGCAGTTGGTGGGGCAATCGGTGCGGTTATATCTCCTTTATTGGATATTCTTAGACCTTCTCGAAAGGAAAATACTATCGGAACGTTACGTCCTTATCAGAATGCAGGTTCCAATGTTCCTCAATCGTATATATTCAACCCATCTGACCGTCTGGGAACAACCATTCGCGAAACCACTGAAAAGTCCAAATTTCATTTGAACGCAGGAACGAATGAAATGAACAAAGGTGGATATACTGTTGCCGATGTTCAACCCGTATCAAATAACCGCATGAATCAATCTGATTTCTTCTATGCAGGTAATGCCTCTGCTGGCGATGGTTCAAAGGAGATTCGCCCTTATGATGCAGAATATAGACAACGTAATAATGATATTAAATCATCTACCATCAACGGTCGTCTTGTAAAGGGAAATATGGCTGTTATGAACAATAAGGTCAACATGAATACAGTTGATAAGACAAAACAACTTTCGAATCGCCGTGCACCAGTTCCCGTTAACGCGCGACAAACACCGAACGTCAATAATATGGGTCATTTACAAGGAAAAAATGAACTATACAATGGTATTCAAAAAGATAGATCACATGGAGAGGTGTTAAATCAACTGAAAGGAAATCCGTATGCATTAAGTATCATTTAATAAGTTACAATTATATATAATATTTTATAATTGTAATATAGTTTAATACATGCCGTATTTTGAAAATGAAAAGATTCTATTTATTCATATACCAAAAACCGGAGGGACTAGCGTTGAAAAATATCTTAGTATTCGCACACGGACTATATTAGAACCAAATAGTCTTTATTTAAGATATTATTCAAACACAATACAATCTGAATTGGATAAATATCGGCGAGTATGGAAAACAAAACAACACCAGAATTCAAAACCGATTACGAATAACAGTGTATTTAAACCGCTATACACTACAAATATTTCTCATCCTACAGATACAGACGAAGAAACTGAAAAAAAAAATAATCATCTAATTGAATATAGAAATTTTAACCGTGTTCGTTTAATGAAAGAATTGAAGCATTCTTTACAACACTTAACATGGTTGGAAATGCAAGAACATAAACAGGTTTTATGGGATACAGATAAACAGAGAAATATAGTGTCTAATGATTTATACCAACGAAATGATTGTGAAATACTTACAGTTGTGAGAAATCCGTATGACCGAATCATATCTGACTTACTATTCAATGGAATTCTCACCTCTGAAACTATTCAAAACCAGAACGGAGTGTATCGTAAATTGAAAAAATATTTAAATAAGGACGATACTTTTGATAATCATAAGTTACCTCAGTTTATGTACATTACAGATTCTAATGGTGAATTGATTGAAAATATAATCATACTTCGCACAGAGACGCTTACCGCTGATATGAAACATATAGGTTTTACTGATTTTAATTATAACTTACAAACGTCGAAATCTAGTTTGGAACCGAAGGAGACAAAGTATAGTGCAGCATTGAATAAAAAATCGATACAATTAATTAATGATTATTATAAGCGTGATTTTGAATTATTTGGATATACAATATTAGAATAAATATTTATTGAAAGAGTCGACACATAACCACCGCCTCTTTGTTTTCAACAGGAGGTTTGAATAATTGATGCAACATGTTATCATCGCGGAATCTGATTGTATATTCCTGTTGGGTTTGATTTCTACCAATTCTTCCCATGGCTTGAATCGTTTTTTGTTGCGTCATCTCTTTAAGGTCTTTTCCTATAAACCCATGGCAGAATTGATAATTCGTTCCATAAATATAATCAGATGACGCCAATATCATGAATAATTGTTGCTCAGTTGCTAGACGTTTCATAACTTCCATATATCTTAAGTTTGCCGTATTTTCGTCAACAAACATACCGATTCCCAACAACAATAACATTTTTTTATCACTATCTACATCAAGAGACATGATTTCACATACCTCTTCGTCTGAGATTCGCGGAACAAAAGCATTCGATACTAATTTACCATTTGGTGCCCATAATTTTTGGTGTTCTTGCATATTTGGTACATACACGTGGTCCAAATTTACAGGGACAATTTTTGAACGAAGTGATTCAGCAGCTCTAGACAATTTATTATCATTTACAACTGTATCATCACGATTATATTTATGGTCTGATTTACTTTTACCTTTACCCTTCCCTTTTGAACTACTATCTGTAGTTGATATCGTATTCTCACGTGCAGCTGCGATATCTTCTAATTTGTTTTCTATCACAGTCAACTCGCGCTGGACATTATTATTTCGTGCGATATTTTCTGATATTTTACGGAATGTTGTTTCTGGTATGCGAGATGTATGAATATAATATTTGCCTATATTTTCTACATTATCTGCTAAGAATATACTTGGTCCGTCAGTCATAGTATATGCATCACTTGTTGTTACCGATACACCACTCGGAACAGTTGCCGGAGTCGTCTTTGAAGATGGAGGGATTGATATACTTTGAGTTCGTATTAGACTTCCACCTCCCGTGGCTTTCGATTTAACGATTGCATTGCTGTCCAAGCTACTCATTTTTCGCAATGGGTGTGATTCAAACTTTGACTTTTGTTCCTTCACTAGAGATGTATGAATTCCGTCCCATGTATCTTCCGTTAAATTTTGCAATGCCGTTAAATAATACAGTTTCAAAGTGTTCATCGTAATTGACGATATACCTTCCTCAAAATAATTCCCCAAATGATATCGTTCGTCTAGAGCATTGTGGACATTATTTGCTTTGAGGAGAAATCGTGTTACCTCTACCAGGTCGAAATATCTTAACATCGTTTTATTTTTAATACAATGTTCAACGCACACCTGTAATTCATGATACGATTTAAACAATAAATGAGGAACAACGGATTTTCCTTCACAGTTCAATATTGAGATTGATTTTCGACAATCATGACTCGAGATTGTTTGAATTTGGGCTGTTGGAAATTTTGACCTATAATCAATCAAAGCCTCATTTATTTCTTCTTCATGGGGAAGAGTAGCACAAGACAACACCATCTTCGAAATTTGATTATTACGCCAAACATTTTGAATTGTGGCGTGCAAAGGGTGTTCGTCATAATCCATAGATATTGTTGGTTCGTCCCAATAAGTAATCAAATCAGTATCTTGCGTTACATCCGTGTCTTCCCCATCGTATTCGGGTGAAAACGCTAACATATACCTCATCGCAATTAAATAGGATTGCACATCACATATCATAATTTCGACTTTATCACCAACACTATTATCTACCTTACCTATTCCACCAGAGAACTTGTTTGTGGTATAGACCGATGCCGAATAATAATGCAATCTGATATCATCAGCTGTTTCACATCCAAATGCGATAGCTATTCTTTTTTTCGTAGAAACTGCTGCTTTTGCAAGAGCTAGACCCACATGTCTCGCAGCACAAATAAATATGATACGATGCCCTTCGGATAGTCCTAATGGCGTTAATGTTTTTCCTGTTCCGGTTGGTGCAGTATACAATACTAATTTTGATGGTATCTTAGACATTGCTTCCAATTTCTCAGTTGAGTCATCGCTTTGGGTATATCGAAACGCGGTAAATATTTGTTTTTGATGGTCAAACAATGTTTTATCCTCGTATTTTAATAAATGAGGATTTTTTTCAATAAATTCATATGCTTGGGTAAGAATATCACTTATACGAAGACGGGGAAGTGTAACCTCGAGCACATCGTTTACGAATTTAATAACGTATGGATTTACATCAACGATGGTTGCCTTTTTTAATTGGAGAATAGTATAAATATAGAATGCGTATTTATCATTTCGCGCATTAATAGACGATAGGATTTCACCACAAAAGTTCAATAGTGTAAATTCAAATATATTTGCACGTGAATTATCCATTTTCTTATCAACTGAATTAATTCGAATTAATTCGCCTTTTTTCAGTTGAACCTTTTTTTCCTTTTTCTTTTTTATATCCGGATTTTCATGAGCTGCTGAATTTGTATCATCAACTAATATATCGGAATATTTCAACTTATAATTTTTAATAATAGATTCGAAATATTCTTGAAATATATATGCGTGCACGTCTTTGATGGTGTTTTCGAGTTTCATTGTTCGTAACATAGACAGATTGCTGTTATGTCTTAAATTCACATTATGATAACCATCTATAATCATTTGAAGGATTGATTGTTCGGTGCTGGTAACCAATACTTCAACATTCAACCATTCAGATTTGGAGAGTTTCTTCTGCGTTAAGTCCATTTTGATAATTAGTATAAACTAAGTTTGATACTTTATATTAATTCGCATCAAAATGAATCAATTTTATATACATTTAATATGATATTAAGACGGAAACGGCACATAACATGCGTATTTTTTATCGTAATCATTTACATTAAACTCGGTTGGTAATCCCATTTTTGCATTTATACATGTAGACGTATCGCGAATCTCGTCACCGTGTCCACAGTCGAGTTTTATTGTAGTTTCCCAATCGGGATAAGTCCGGTCTAATCGCTCTTTACATTTATTCAGAAGCGGCATGTCTATATCACTATATTTATGAATTATTAGAGGATATATCTCTGTTTTGTTGATATAATGGTCGGGCCAGCTGTTATTTATGATTTCATATTTTATATTATCTTCGTTTATTTGATATACCATTATATCAATAAATAACTTGCTATTTTTCCGTTTAAATTTGTATCCAAAATAAATTGGTTCGAAATAATATTCGACATCATTGTAATCATCTATTTTTTCTAATGTCGCATCACTTTGAAATATACCTAAATCGATATCGTCGTCAAATGGTAGGAGACCACCTGAACGTATTGTGCCTAATGCAGTCCCGCCGTCTCCAAAATATGTGATATTTTGCGTTGTAAAGAATTCCGTCAATTTTATCAACAAATTTTTTAAATCAGTCAAGTCGTTTACATTTAAACTTCCATGGTCGTAATCGCATTGTGTAAATGGTTCTGTTATAAATATAGAAGCATCGTAGGTGATATATGCTAATATAATTATAACAAGTATTAATATAATTAATTTCATATACATATATAGATATATTTGTAATAAATATAAACTTAACTTATTATATATATGAATACAATGACTATTTTTTCTATATTATTCCAATTTGTGATGAAAACGATTGTTAAATATGATATTGACGAATCGCATGGATTATCTCATGCATTTCATATATTAACTCAAGCAAATAGTATCTATGAAAGTGAAGTGATTAAATTCCCCGAATTAAAAGAACATGAAAAGGTTATTTATATTGCTGCAATTGTCCACGATATGTGTGATGATAAATATATTAATATAGAAACTGGATTGGATTGTATTGTTTTCTTTTTATCTACAAATAAAGTGTTTAAACTTACAGAAGAAGAAATAAAGGCTATTCGTAATATTATAAATACGATATCTTATTCTAAAGTGAAAAAAAACGGGTTTCCTGAACTAGGTGAATATCAACATGCATATCATATTGTAAGAGAGGCGGATTTATTATGTGCATACGATTTTGACCGATGTATGCTTTATCATATGCATTCGCAGAATACAGGGATTGAAAATGCATTCAGTGATTCATGTAAACTATTCGATATTCGCGTATTTAAACATAACGACGATGAATTATTTACAACGGATTATTCAAAAAAACAATCCAAGATTATGGAACCAATCGCTCGTGAACGTATGGAACATTGGCGCAAATTATTAGAAAAAGACCTATAAATTAGTTTGCGATTCTTGGTAATTGAAAAACACTATGTGGTTTATATCGTAATATATCAAGCAATGTGGATGTTGTTGGAAATTCACTTGTACCGTATATATCCTGTAATAATAGCCATTCCAACATACCACCGCCATATATATATACGTCAGCAAAACCCAATTCCGTTAACTGTTGCTCTTTCTTATCAACCGACATATCACTCGAATTCTTTCCATACAAAATAATTGTAGGATATTTCGCAGCAGGTAAGTTTAAATAATCGTTTATTGTTTTTTCTTCAATATCGTATCGCATGGTTCCCTTGATTAAACAATCTTGCATGTCTACCGGTAGAGTATTAATCAACACAAAATTTGAAGGTGTTTTTAATACATATAATATGTCTTCAAACCCTATTTTTTGAATAGGTCGTCTTTGAAACCATGAAAACATTTTATTAAGATTCTTATAAATACAAGTATATTATTTATAAGCCGTTTTTACAAATAAATCTTTATTTCTTCAATAACTTAATCTACTGATAAATCTGGCTCAATTTCATCATCTGAATCACTTTCAACATCTTGAACACTTACTTCCTGCGTTGTTTCGCCGTTCGTGTGTTGTTCGTTATTAGTATTTAAATTAATGGGCAAATTCATAGATATATCTAATAAGTGTTGACTATTTGTTTGTAATTCATTCGCCAATGTTTGTATCATCGCATTAAATGATTCATTTAATGTATTGTTAAGTTCGTTCATAATATTGTTTGAAATGTCGAAAGTATTGTTTGAATTATCAACTAGAGGCACGGAATTATTCGAATTATCAACATGTGTTTCTCTCAAATTATACCTACATACAGGACAACTATTACTTCGTTCGAACCATCTCATTAGTGGGCGTCGTTTAAATGTGTGCCCGCAGCCAGTAATTTTCATAATTACATCACCTATTTGAAATGGGTCCAGTGAAATTGGACATTGGTTACCACTAATATCACCAAATATCTCTGCCGAACAACCATAGGTGGTAGTATGTCTATCTATTTCATTGGAAGTTAATGGAACTACGGGAGTTTCACCGCCCCCTGGCTGAAACATATATGTAAATAATAAAGAGTTGTCGTTTAATAAAGAGTTGTTATTCAATCCATTACTGTTTAAAATTGGTGGTATTTGGTTTCGAATACCCCCCCCTGCTGCTCTAGGTTGAGGTATATTCCACGAATGACCTCGTATTGGACCTCCACCTGCTGCTCTAGGTTGAGATATATTCGATGAATGACCACGCATTGGACCCCTACTGGGTGTCGGAACTCCTCTACCCGGTGTGCTGCTCACCGCCGGTCCATGAGGTATGTTTACACGATGTCTATGATGCGAAGACGCAAAATATATAGATTGTGTTTCCTCTAATATACGAAATAAATATAGCATATTCGAATTATATTGACTCATATTTTCATTATACTGTATCATTGCATCATATACTGTATCCAAGTATCTATTTTGTAATCGAGTTGAATTCCCATTATCATTGACTTGTCGATTGTCCATTTAAATAATACAATATAAAGATTACGCTCTAAGTAATATTAATTACTTATAACAAAATGTCAAGTGTTAAAGATAAAGGGAACGGATTTACTGGGTTAACTAATTTAGGAAATACGTGTTTTTTAAATTCGTCAATGCAGGCACTCAGTCATACATATGAATTAAATGATGTATTCGCATCTAGTAAATTTACTAAGGCGTTACAAAATTCTTCCGACGAGAATAATTTAGTAACAGAATGGATTAATTTACGTAATATAATTTGGTCACAAGATGGTGTTGTTTCACCGAATCGATTTGTATACAATGTGCAAGAAGTTGCAAAAATCAAAGATAGGGATATATTTACAGGTTGGGCACAGAATGATTTACCAGAATTTTTATTGTTTATTATCGAATGTATGCATAATACGGTTGCTAGACCGGTGAAAATGACTATTAATGGAAATGTAAAAAATCCAACAGATAAACTAGCAACGGCTTGTTATAAAATGTTAAAAACATCATATTCTACTGAATATTCTGAAATTATGGAAACGTTTTACGGAATCTATGTATCTGAATTATCATCAAAAACGGGTTCCAAAATTCATTCAGTAAACCCCGAAAACTATTTTATACTTGATTTAGAAATTCCAAAACAAAATGCATCATTGTATGATTGCTTTGATGCTTTTACATCATATGAGATGTTAGAAGGTGATAATGCATGGTTTAATGAAAAAACAAAAAAACGTGAAGATGTTCGTAAGCGCATTACATTTTGGAATTTCCCGAAAATTTTAGTTATCACATTAAAACGATTTTCCGCAGATGGAGGAAAAAAACGTCAAGATTTAATCGACTTTCCTCTTACAGATTTGAATTTATCGACTTATGTGAGTGGTTATAACGCAAGTCAATATGTTTACGATTTATATGCTATATGTAACCATTCAGGTGGAACAATGGGAGGGCATTATACATCTTTTGTAAAAACCAAAAATGACGAATGGCTCCATTATAATGATACACATGTTGAACGGAGGGTGAATAAAAGTCGATTAATTTCACCAAAAGCATATTGTTTATTTTATCGTAAACGATAATAGAGTTCTAAAACATTTAGCATTATTACTGTAGTATATTTTATATATTATCATTTACATCTATAAAATATATCCTTTTTCTATATACAAGCTTCGTAATTCATGGGAAATTTATTATCGGCAATGGAAAATGAATTAGGTATTGGTGTAGGTCCAGCTACGGCACCAGCTGCATCATATACTACTACACCAACTCCAAAAACTACAGTTACCACTAGCAGCACAACCACATCTCAATCCCCACAAACATGTGATTCGGATTCTACGACAACAACAACCACAACAACAAGTGGTTCGTCTTCTTCTACTAGTAGTTCGGTCCCGTTTACTGGTGCGAGCACTAGCACATCAACTCAAATTCGCGACGACATTTTCAATTCCACCACATTCTCAATCTTATTTTGGGTATTCGCAATGTATTCTATTTTCAAGTTGGGAAGTGCTATATTCGCAACACGTGATTCTAGTAATGCATCAAGTGCACAATTAAGTTACAGTCGAACAATCGATATTGTATTGGGCGTTTGTTTAATCCTGTATCTGTTTTATTGGTATACCAGTTTGACCGAAACCGAGCAAGATAACATTTTAGGATATTTCATATCTTGGACACAAGCATTCTTTGATGACCCATGGGGATTATTTCAATTAATATGGTTCACGATTATATTCTTTTCATTGGTCTATATTTTGGGTGTACCAATGACACCGGGAGCAAGCCCCGTGCTCGTTCATCTAGTAGAATCCAAAATATGGATTTTATATGCGACATTTGGTATCATCTACTTTTTTAAATATGTTCTTGGAATACCCATTATCAGTCTAATCTTTAATAACAGTTTGATGAATTATTTAAAAGATGCTACTCCATCGACCTCTTCTATTTATGATACATTGTCTAAAGATTTAGATAAGGTTGAAAACGACATTGACCCTACTACAACCACGAGTTCGAGTCCTTCTACATGTAACGACAAACAAGTATTCAATGTTTCCAATAACTTGTATACATACGAAGAAGCTCAATCTGTATGCAAAGCGTTTGATGCCTCTTTAGCAACATATGACCAGATTGAAAATGCTTATAATTCTGGAGGTGAATGGTGCAATTATGGTTGGTCTGAAGGACAGATGGCGTATTTCCCTACACAAAAATCAACATGGTCAGCATTACAAAATAATCCCAAAACGCAAAATGCATGCGGACGTCCAGGTGTGAACGGTGGGTATATTAAAAACCCTTATGTGCGATTCGGTGCAAATTGTTATGGTGTTAAACCGAAAGAACCCGCAAACTGGGTGAAACCATCTTACGAACTTGAACTTGAACCGGAGACAGATGAATACACCGAATTACGAGATGGAGTAACTATCAATAGTTTCAATGCGACCGAATGGTCAAAATATTAAGCATATAAAATTGAATAGTAATTGTTTCATGACTGTTATATAAACACTCACGAACTATGCGTAAAAACGTTGATGCACCAATCGTATTAACACGATATTTATATATCAAAGACGATGTTTGGACGTCTCTGTTAATGGCCATTTTAACAAAAGATATCGAACAAACATTATTTTGGACATGCGAAATGTATCATTCGGGATTTGAAACTGAGTTGGCGGACTATTTATTAGCTGTATATACCGAATTCTTTAAAGTAAAAAATCCAAGGTTGGAAAAATATCTTTGTGATTGGTCTAATATAATATTAGATGGTCCCCATATAGCAGCAACAATGGCTAGAAATTTAGTTTCGTCACCACGATTATTTACAGTCAAAGATTTCGAAACAACCAATGACGAAACTATAATTGACCCTGAATCATCATGTGAAACACGCTTAATTATTCATGTGAAACAGGATTCAATTGATAAATACAATACCATTTATAAAGACGACCGTCAAAAACGTCCGGCGCGAAAAATACTTCAAGAAGTTTGTTTGTATCCTTCATGTAAAAATATGATGGAATTATTTCACTGCAATCATAATTCAGTCGATACAACTAAATTATGTGAATATCATCGCATTGACCAGCATTGGGTTTACTTCGCATCCTTTTCACCTATATGGAATAAACGCATTGCCGATTACAATGGTATAATCGACCATGAAACATACCGTGTGGATTTTAGCGATGACGATAAGTTCGAAGAATTTTATGAAGAATATGGGTACGACCCAGACGAGCAAGACCGGAATGTTGCTGACAAAATTATGCATATTACTCGCGAACCGCAACTTACAATGAAAGCCTTTTGTTGCATGTTTAATAAAACGAAAACCGTTCGCATGAAGAAAAAATAGTTTACTTCTTAACCTGCTTCTTCGTATCTTTCTTCTTATCCTTATTCTTATCCTTACGTTTACGAGTTTTCGGTCCAGATTGTTCCTTATTTTTTTTTGAATTACTGCTATCTTTTAGTTGCGTTTGTGCAACTAAGTTGTAAAGTTTATCAAACATTTCGTCTGATATAACTTGCGCATCGTGATTATCATTTTCAAAATTATTATTACATTGATTTGACCTTAATTGTAATGTAAACATGGGTATTCCTAAATCGCGAAATCGTTCGTGTTTACTTAAATCATTTCCATAAACTTCGCTGTGATTATCGTCATATTCCATATAGTTTTCATAATCCGCATTAGATATGGCCTTTCTAGATGGATATATGCATTTTCCACCCGCACAATATGTAGGATATTCTTCGGCTTTTATCATGTATAGATTATAATTAGATACTTGCATGGTTCAATATACCCAATTTATTTATAAGTTCGTTTCAAATCATTCGAACATTTTATCTCGCGTTTCTGCTTTAAATAATCTATCACATAACTCACCTGTTGAGGGTCAGACATAATAGTTCCTAAATGTTGTTCTAGAAACCCAAATGTTAATGGTGAATAATCCTTTTTTTCGTAGACTTTTAAATCGCCATCAGGTAGTATTATTTTTTGTTTAGATATTCCGGCTGAATTTAAATCCATACATATTTCTCCCGATAATCGTCCACGTTCATCGCGCATTAATTTCGTTCTTTCATTTATAACCTTCAATTGAGTATCTAGCTGAACCCATCGTTTAATTTTATTCGTTAATGTTTCTCGAGATATGACTTGTAATTCTGTTGAAGAATCCATTTATATTTATAACATACATGGATTTTCGATTTAAGACGATTGTAATGTATAGTCACCGATAGAAGTCACATATAATCCCCCCAATTGATTTAACACTCGGACCAACAACAATAAATTCATTAGTATGATAAACGTAACAACAACTAAATATATACAAAGTAACCATATATACGGATACATTTCGTTGTATATCATACTACTGATGGGTTGTATTATTTCACGCAAATTCTTTCGAGTATCCTCACTTTGTAACAATTCTATACAACTATCGCGGATTGATTTCATGGATTATTTTGATATATATCTAGATAGAACTATTGATATTTTTACGTAAACGCGTCAAATGCATAGTAAATAAATATGCGATAAAATTATTATAATATTTAATATGTCTGGTATTCACGAAACAAATTCTTCATTCCAATTCGATAAATTATTATTGTCCTCACCAAAATTAATTGCAGGGGGGAATCATTTCATCAAATACTCCATAAGTAACTCTTCCTTATACATTGAGCCACCTAAATGTGCTATAAAAGGCTCTATATCCAAGACAACCAAGCGTTCTTACTGTGATTTGATTTTTTCAAATCAAGATATTGAATTCATTACATGGATGGAAGATTTAGAAACACATACATGCAAACAAATTTTTGAAAACCGTGCAAAATGGTTTGAGTCTGATATGGAATTATCTGATATTGAAAACTATTTTGCATCGCCGATGAAAAGTTACAAATCGGGAAATAATTATTTAGTAAGAACGAATATCCCAACACGTTTAGGTAAAATAAATCTTAAGATTTATAACGAAAATGAAGAAGAAATTGACCCCGATACGATTACGGAAGATACCAACGTTGTGACTGTTTTAGAAGTTCAAGGTATCAAATGTTCTGCTCGCAGTTTTCAAATTGAATTTGAAGTGAAGCAAATGTTACAAATTGCACCCGTCGATATGTTTGATAAATGTATTTTATTGAAAAAAAATATTTCAAATATTGATACAATTCCAATCCCTTTAGATGATATTAATAATCGGGAAAATATAACCCTTGACCGCGACGTTTTGAAGGATTCAGGCACAGATGATTTCACCAACGAAACCGACATTATTGCAGACGACGATAACTCTATCGAAAAAGACCCAAGTAATTCACCAAATAATGAATCTGTTGATGATGAGAATTGTGAACAGACTGTGAAAACAGAATCGAATGACCAAAAATATTTAGAAGCATCATCAGAAATGCCTGATATTCGCGCAAATACAAATATTCAAGAAACGAATATATTTAGTGATTTAACAGAATTTGATATGAATTTAGATGATATTGAAAAATCCGACCAAATACAAATTAGGGCACGAAACGATATTTATTATGAATTATACAAAGAAGCACGAAAAAAAGCTAGGATATCTCGCAATTTAGCATTACAATCCTATTTAGAAGCAAAGGAAATTAAAACGAAATACGATTTAGATGATATTGAAAGTGATGAAGATGACCATTTTTTTACTTCGGCGTTGCAATCTGAAGAAAGTCGATAATTGCCCGTACATTTAGTAATACTTATTAATTATCATGTTGCCTCTAAAAATTTTATCCACCGTTTATATAAACGGAAAATGTTTAAGAGTCTCATTAACTTTGTCAAATCTGAAAATGCTAAGTGGATTTTTGTCGCAGCGGTTGTTTGTATTATGATTTACTCAATCATGTCTTACTCCAATGGTAAAGGTATGGTTCTAGACAACTACACGGGTATGTCTAGTCAGCAAACTGCTGCTTCTTCAAATGAACAACTACAACCCGCCAATTATGGTGACGATAAGGCCTCTGTTGAGCAATCGATGGATGTTTCTAATTATCAGATGGCCGATACCGCCAATCCTGACCAACTCCTTCCTAAGGACGAAAACAGCAAATGGGGTGATATGAACCCCGTCAGCACATCTGCCGACGGACAGGCTATGCCCGATTTATTAAATGCTGTTTCACGCGTTGGGGTTGATACCATCGGTCAAACAATGAAGAACGCCAATTTACAACTTCGTTCTGACCCCACTATTCAAAAGCAAAACATTGGTCCATGGAACAACAGCACATACGAACCCGACCTTGCTCGTATTCCTCTTGAACTTGGCTGTGGTGCCCCTTAAATAATTTAGACATTTAATACTTAATAATGATTTTATGAATGTATATATATATTCATAAATGGATAAAACAGACATATTTATTTATATTTTAATCATTGGTATTCTTGGTATATGTGTTTATATGTATTTTGATTCCGATGCATTTCAATTAAAATGTATCGTTTCTTCTGTTGATGGTAATAAATATTGTGTTCGGGAACGCGAAAAAGTCCAAGAGGCTGCCGATATGCTTGCGAAAATTACAGTGAAATGTAAGGCTTTAGTTGACTTTACCAATGAACATCACGGAGATAAAGAAAACGTAAAACGCCTTGTTAGTGGATATAATCCACAGCGCGTAATGGAAACTTTACCCACCAGTGAATTTACCGCGTTTAGTGAGAATAAAGGAGAAAAATTAGCCTTCTGTCTTAATAAACAACGCGAAGGTGTTTCAAATATGATTGATGAACACACTTTAATGTTTGTAGCAATTCACGAACTTGCCCATGTAGCAACAAAATCAATTGGTCATAAAACTGAATTCTGGGATAACTTCAAATTCTTACTTGAAAATGCAAAAGAGGCTGGTATCCATGTACCAACTGACTATAAAACTACACCTGCTGAGTATTGTGGGATGAATATTAAAGATAATCCTTATTACGACAATTAGGTATGTACACTATAAAAATGATGTTTTTATAGTATATAATGGAGTCCTCGAATAAAGATATAAATATACCTATACCTTTAGACCAGGTTTATAAAATACATATTTTGAATGAATTAGGTGATGTCGAACGCGTTTTCGTATTTTGCGCAGACTTTTACACAACCGACCATCTTCCTACCATCTTTAGCGAAACCGAACTTTTGCATTACAAAGAAAATGATGTTGATATTGTTTTCTCGTCTCGTTTAATTTACAAAGACGATAACATTCACGAAATCAAACAAAAAATTGTTGCAGAATTAATTGAACATACAGAAAAACGTGATAAAGGGGTATACCATCTCTCCGTTGATGAATTGTATTTATTCGCGAATACACAAAAAGACTTAGATATGATGAAACTGTTCCAAGAAATTACCGACAATGATAAAATTCCCCTAACCAAAGAACGATTCTTTCAATTTCTCATTAATATTTCTGCCGACCCATATATTTTGGAATCTGGTTATAATACGCAACAACCTCTTGACCGCGATATTTTTCATTATGATGATTGGGTAACTGTTGCGAAATCAGGTGTTCGCACTATATTTGCACCAATCGGAATGGAATTCCAAGAACAATATGACTTTCGATTACCATCTAACCCATATAATAACCAACTATGGACACAACCTATTCGATATGATATGTCTGCAAAAAATCCATTACTTACATTTGAAAAATCCGTATTGTTGGATTATACACAATCTACCGACATTATGGTGTGTCTAGCCAAGAATGTCTATAATTACGCAACAACTGTAAATACATCACCCGAATATTTTTGCAATCTATATTTCCCCTTTTTACAAAAACGCGGATTAAATTCTTTACAAACATTGACTAATGCTTCTATCGATATTGCAGAAGAAACCTTGTCTCAAATCAAGCATAAAACTATTCAACACAAAAATGAATCACTGGCTACTTTCCGCGAAATTAACTGGACACGTCGTGCTAATTCTGACCTTTCTTATATTGAACGCGGCATTAGCGATTACTCAGTTACATTGCGCTCAAGTGATTTCTCACACTCTCTTCCAATGGAAATGTTATTTCATAATTTACATGCATCCGAATCTATTCCATTTATTAAATACAATCCTGGTAATCGTCGCGAAAATATGTTTCGTCTATTTTCCAGAGAAATTTCAGCAGATGGTCGCAAAATACCAGTTCTAGACGAGTCTCTTATTATGAGACTTTCAAAAGAAATTGGTAAGAGTAAACAAATTTCGATTTATATCCCCGGTGAAATTCCAATGTATATGAATATTAATATTAATTCGGAAATCGAAATATCCGGGGCACTTCCCGTATCAGTCACTATCGATAAATTAGACCAAATTCTTATGACTTCGATTTCTCCCATTATTAATCAAATTAATAATATTTTAACTCCATCGGGTTATACTATTCGACAATTTAATGGTATACATGACTTCAATATAGTAAAATCGTTATTCACATACAAGGCTATATTACCGATTGAAACTAAGGTGAACTTAGAACAACAACTCGGTTACATAACCACTATTTTTGATGTATTTAATACAGATGTGTCCAAGGGAGCGAAAATGCAATTTAAACGTGTGCGAAATTACAGAGAAATGGACGCAAAGTTCACACTTATTCGTGAAATATTTGAACGAACCGCGGATTCTCAGTCTGTTATAGAGGGGTTAATTGAAAATTTCAATATGAATGAAGACGATGCTATTACATTATACGGTGAATTCCGTTCACAATTTCAAATGTTAAATCGACAAATTATTGAAAATCCTGGATTTCCTACCGAATTTAAAATGCGACCTCTTAAAAATGAAGTTATGGTCACAATGTCCTCTATTTCTTCCCCCGCATACCTAGAAATTATTCATTTATATATAGATACCATATTACGATTATCACAAAAACCCAAGACTGTTACTATACCGGCCGCTAAATTGAAAATATTCAAAACACGGTTTAAGGGTATGGAGAAAACGGTTCCAGACCATATTGATATTGTAGTTGCTCCCGTCGAAGTTGATACTAAACCTATGCGTTTTATTGATTCTCCTACCGAAGATGTCCAAGAAGAACAGAAGGATGCTCCCGGAGCTCTCGAGTTTGAGGATGATTTTGATTATGAATATGATGACGAAAATAATGATGTGGAAACAAAGGAATTTTCAGACGATTCTGAAGAAGAAACCGAATATTATGGAGGCGATGGTTCCGATAGTGATAGTGATAGTGATAGTGATAGTGATGGGGATTACAAAGTGAATATTGACGGTATGTCCATCAAAAACCCAAGTCCGTTCTACAAGCGTATGCTTGAAAAAGACCCCGTTTTATATGTTACCGAAGAAACAGGTAAATTTCCATTATATTCAAAAGCATGCCCTTCAGGAGATAAACGTCAACCTGTAATTATTACTGACGAAGAAAAAAAACGCATCGATAAAACAAACCCCGGATCATATGGGAAAGCATTGTTACATGGTTCTTCAGACGATAAGAAAAATTGGTATATATGTCCAAGATATTGGTGTCTTAAAACAAACTCGAGTATTAGTGAAAAAGATGTGAAAGACGGTAAATGTGGCGCAATTATACCACGAGGAGCAGACCGTGTCCCGCCTGGTGCATATGTATATGAATTTAACAATCCAAGATATCATATGAAAGACGACAAATACGTACAACATGTTCCTGGATTTCTTAAAAAAAGCAAGCACCCAAATGGTTTATGTATTCCATGTTGTTTCAGCAAAGAATGGGATTCAAAAGACCAAAAAGGACGGCGTGAAAATTGTGATTATAACGACCCCGATGAACCTACATCTTCAACCACTTCAAAAACGAAACCTAAACGTAAAAAAACGGACCAAACACAGAAAACTCTTTCTTATATAATCAGCTCTGTTTCGTATCCTTTACCACAAGACCGTTGGGGATTTATGCCCGAGTCACTTCAATTATTTTTAAAATCCGACAGTTCGACTGTTATTGACCCTAAAAATAGTGCACTCATTTTACCTGGTAAATCAACTCTATTACGATATGGCGTTGAAAAATCGGATAACCAATCATTCCTAGCATGTTTTGCATACTTTTATGCATATAAAAATAATTTATCGATTACACCCACTATCAAGGAAATGAAACAAATATTCATTGATTCAATCAATCTTGATATGTTTATTCAATATCACAACGGCAACCTTGTATCTATCTTTCGACCCAAAATTGTTACACGTTCTGAAATTAGTATCGAAAATTATAGTGATTCTGAATTTTACAAAACGATTGCCTTAGCCGACGAAACACAGGTCGACTATCTAGAAGACACTATCGCATCTTACGAGAGCTTTCAAAAATTCATTTTAGATGATACTTCCGTCATCGACCATACATACATGTGGGACTTTTTCTGCAACCGTAATCCAAAATTACTTCTTGACGGGATGAATCTAGTCATTTTACAAATTTCTGATAATGATATTACAGAGCGGGTTCAAATGATTTGTCCTTCAAATGCTTATTCACCGGTTGTTTACAATCCCCGCAAAGAAACTGTTATATTGATTAAACAAGATGTGTATTTTGAACCGATTCATCTATACGAGCATCAAGACTCGATTGTAGTAGCTAAAACCGACGAGGTTGTTTATACTTTATCAAAAGGAGATTATATACAAGGAAATACTGTTTTGGATTCTAAACGTAATTTGCGGTATACATTAAAAAACGGAGAAATTAAGAAAAATGAAACCATATTTAAAAAGGCCTTCTTGGAAAATAGAGCTGTCGATGAAATCAAAAAAATGTTAAAAATTATTCAGGCAACAACCGACAAATATTGTGCACCCCTTCCAAGTATGCCCCGTAAATATTCATTTAAACAAAACCTACCCGTTATTGATATCATTCGCATTCTTAAATCACACCATTATCAAGTCACATTTCAAGTATTGAATTATCGAAATAAAACTATCGGGGTTTTATCGAAAAAAGGTGATGAACAAACGGAAATATTTATTCCCTGTTTTCCATCTGCTATTGTTCCTGATATGGATACTAAATATATGGATGATGAGTCGTTATGGATTGATTATAGAGAAACGCGAGACCGATTAAATGAAATTGCTACTACAACCAAAGGAACACTTTTTACAAAGCCATCGGTGAAAATTGTAGACGATGGGATGGTTGTTGGATTCTTAACACAAACCAATCAGTTCGTTCAAATTAATCCTCCCACACAACCTATCGATGAAGATGGTATCGAGACCGTTGAACATTCTAGTTATTCATATTCCGATGCAGATAAAACATTGACTACAAATAAGCACGAGTCTAAAACGCGCAAACGAGTGATTCGAAATATTAATTTAGAAACTCAATTTTATAACATATTCCGCAGTATTGTTCGTATTCAATTGAATGACTATGAAAATCGCAAAATTCGTTCAGAAATTGTTTATGCGATTGATGAACCGACGTTTTCCTTTTCTACAAAAATCAAATATATTGAAAAACGTCTCCATTTACTTATGGACCAGAAATCCCGATTTGATGATATTGACCCTGAAAAATTACGTTCACTTGAAACAGTGGTTATGTGTAATGTGAACAATGATTCACAAAAATGTGAATCTAACAGCACCACGGGTTCATCTACCAAATTTTGTTTAACTACCGACGATGACCAATGCTTAACTATTTTCCCAAAACAGAATTTGTTAAGTGGTAATGACAACGGACGCATCTATTTTGGACGAATGTCCGATGAACTCATTCGTTATAATCGCATTCGATTATTCATGTTCCAACCCAAAACTTACATGAATATCACCAATACTGAACTTAAAGTCAACGACAACGAATTGTTTTTATTAGAAAGTCGATTAACACGCGATTATTTTCGCAACATTACACCCTATAACATCGACAAATATGTTCGTAACATTGAATTTGATAATGCACACCCTGATATCAGTCAGTCATATGAGAATAAGGTATCGATTGCAGAACAGAATGAAATGACTAATACCACAAAGGAATCCGATACCAACGATGAAAATATTCTTGATAAATATATTTTAGATTGCATTCAACAAACGAGACCTAACGTTATTGGAAACACTAAAAACGCCTCGTGGAGAACCGTTTTTCCATCTACGACAAAAGAATTTGTTTTCAATAATTCAGGCGAATGTAGTTTTATTCCCATTATATACATATTCAAACAGGTTTATCAATCTGATTTATCAGTTAAAAATATTAAAACCTCACTTTGGAAGGGATATTCGAAATTGTTTGAAATCGAATCGAACTTTAACAAAATTTTATCTATTTTGCGAAATCAGGGAAAACGAAGTATGGTCGACAGGGTTAAATCGAACTCTTTGACCTTCGAATCATTGTTATTTAGTGAAGAATATTATATTACTGATTTTGATTGGTGGGTTTTTTGCAAAGAAGCCTTTTTACCCGTCATTCTGTTTTCGTCTACTAATTTAAAATACCTATCTACTTCTTTAACATGGCTGAAACTGGGAGGTAAAAATATTGCGAATGAAAAATTCTACTTTGTTCGGTCACCTGTTGATGTAAAACCAAATACTTCTCCGGCATATCATGTTTTACAACCAGGTATGTCGTTTTCTGAGTTGAAAAAAGACATGTTTTTACTAGCTGAACGCGGCGACGATAGTTATCGCGATAATATGCAAAATATTGAAACGTTTTTAGGTAAAATTACAATAATATCTTCCAAATCGCGCAAGTAGTTCGATTTAGACTGTTTCATTTAACATTATATTTAACGTTATAAATATAATGTTTTCGACAAAAATAACTTTACAATATATAAAGAGATAATTATGAATAGTATTCTGTTTATTTACATATTTTCCCTATTTGTTATAACATCACCCAATTTTATTTTTAAAATTCCGGTTCGTTCTTATTGGATATCCATTGCTATTCATGCTGTAATATTTTCATGCATTCTTTATTTTACATATGATATTGTGAATCGCGATGTCGTTGAATCTGCTGTTGTAAACAATGGTTCTGACCAAGATGACGGAACTGCTTCTGTTGGCGGAACTGCTTCTGTTGGCGGCACGGGTGGAACTGCTGGTGATAAGACCATTATTATTGAGAGTTCTGATTCAGGTTCTGATTCAGATGGAGTTAAAATAAATGCAGCGAACATTGCGAAACTGCAGGAGCAGCAAAATCAGACTGTTCTTGATAATGCGAATAATGTAATTCAGTTAGCAAGGAGTTATGCCGACAATGCAGCTATTTATGCAAATAGCGCTTATCAAGCTGCAGGTGAAATGAATGGTGCATCTACTGCTGGTTCTACTACTTCTGGTTCTACTACTTCTGGAACGACTGGTGGTTCTACTACTTCTGGTTCTACTACTTCTGGTTCTACTACTTCTGGAACGACTTCTGGTTCTACTACTTCTGCTGTTTCGTTTTTTATAAAAAATAGTCATGATAATAAGTATTTGAAGGACTATAGTCAAGACGGGACAGCGGAAGCTAATTCAAAAGGTTGGTCTACAACGTCACAGAAAAATGACGCACAACTTTTTATGATAAAAACAACAGGTAGTAATAAATATATATCAAGTAGTGATAACACAAAATTCTTACGTTTTTTTGGAAATACATTGTTTGTGCCGATTGCACAATTAAGCGGTTTACCAGTTGGTCAAATAGGCGACACAATCAATTCGACCGATTTTTCGTTAACTGACGGTTCTTCCGTTGGTACGTATGGCGTTATATTTCAAGGTACTTCAGGTGTAAAACAAAACACTAATTTAACTGCCGAGCTCACAGTGGTTAATGCAACGACTACTACTACTCCTTATACACGAATCGGTTCTTATAGAGATACAACCACGAGAGCATTAAAGTATGGACCGAAGGCTTATAATTATACACAAGAATCATGTATGGC